GTAGCGAAGTAGCGGTGAAATCCTGCTGATAACCAGTAATCAGAGCCGTCAAAGAACACTGTGATGGGTGGAAACTCAACCTTGTCACGCATGAGATCTGCGTATTCTTGTACTTTATCTTGATTGAGTTGTTTACGAACCTGAGTGCCACCATCAATACGGATGACGGCAAGATTTAATCTTTTCAATTCATTTCTCCTAGCAGTTGGAAATTCCAGTTTAACAATATTAAATTACTTATTCAATCTTTTTTTCATTACATATTTCAATCTACATTTATAAGAACAGAAACCACGCTTCCTATGATGTAGCCAATCTACTTGCATAAAACTTAGACCACAAATACATTTCATACGACCTCCTATCAGGATTGCTAGATTCTGGGCACAACTATCCCTACTATGAGGAATAGTCGTATCAGTCTTGCTGAGTTCATTGGTTCATATTGCTTTGGTGTCTTTGTCGTGCCTAGGTCTGTCATTATCACTCACCAGTCTATCCATACAGGACGGTTCCCAGTCTCTATCCAAGCAATAACGGATAGGTGGGGGCATATAGCCATAGCTTCTTCTAGGGGGTCTACAGCCTTTACCGTTGCAACACCAATGAGAACGGGCTAGACAACGCTAGGAATAGGTATACAAAATGGCATAAATCTATACACATTAAATAAACGTGTATAAAAAATACCTAATTTGTTCATTGGAAATTGTTTCAGTTCCAATGTCCTACTCCTAGCAGTTGAGACTATAGATTACATGAAGTAAATTTATTTTGCAAGCACAAAAGGAAAGACCCCCAGGGTGAGCTGGAGGTCTTTGGGGGATCGTAGGATCCAAGTCTGCATTGCACAAACATCTGCTAGGATCTAGGGCATCGGACTTGTCATGGGTAGACAACACTAAGTATAGTATATATTGACCTAAATTTGTCAATAGGTTGATTTATTTTGTATCAATTAGGTGGTTTTCAAACAACCAACCTATTGTTTTGCGGTGAGCTTCCTCCCACATCTCAATCCTTTCGGCTTTTGAGAGTTTCGTGCCTTGGTCGAGTTCCGAGTGGCAGCTAAAACATAAGCTGGCACAACGGTAATCATGTGCCTTAATTCCTCTACCCTTACCATCTCGAAGCTGATTGGAATGTGCAGCCACAACTGTGCCGTCAGCTCGACCACACGCTTGGCATGGGGATTGCCGTAGTAAATCAAGGAGTTTCCTATTTCTATACATTTAAAGTAACAAAGTTCCACTTTTTAGTAGGGACATCGTAGAATTTTTCGCCTTCTGGCACTGAATTATTGGGGATTTCTTTGATGGGATGCTTCATTATGTCCTCAACATCGAGCCAATAGCCCCACTTTTTGTCAAAGTGAACGATGAAGTATATCGTAGGCAAGCCGTTATCAAATAACTTTTGCTTCCTGTATGGCACATGAATAGTGGGATAAGGACATTCTGTCTCACCCTTTTTTCGCCAGTCACGCAGCTCAACCTCAATATAGCCTGACCTAGTGCCCTGATTTAACACGATTAGATCAACGGCATACTTGTTTGGATTGGGTCTTGCCTCTACCAGCCAATGCTTTTTAGCGTAATCAATGACAGCCTGTCTTGATGGAATATCACAAAGATCATGGAGTTCTTGGCTAAACTTCTTTGGATTATTCATCTTCCTCAAATCTACTGTCAGGGTTCTTGGATATGTTGTGGTTTAACAAGGCAGCATAAGCGTTGTAATAGGCTTGCTTCTCTTTCTTTTCCATCGCAATGATGTAGTTCAGCCTGTCTATCTCGGTCTGCATCATATGAATCTGCTTGCGTAGATAGTGTTCTTCATCTTCCCTGTCTTGGCTAGTAAATGTAGTCATTCTTGCTCCTTTAAAGGTTCAATGGTTACTTTTTCCCACTTCACTTCTCCAGTTTTAGGGTTCTTCCAACCATGTTGCGTATAGATTGCTGGATAAGCGCAAGATGGATGCCAATCAACCCTAGATTTTTGGACTGCAACTACTTCTAAGTCGGTTTGCATATCATTCATATATCTTTAAACTCTATTATCAAAGCTATACACATAACAGCAATTAGCAAAGCCAATAAACGAATTGCGATAATTAAGTAATCAGCCATTCTCTTGTGCCTTTACATAGCTGTGCATATTAAACCAATGCTTGCGCATAGACTCGGGATACATTTCAATTAACCAATCTTGAAACGCATTTGCTGGATTGATATTTAAAAGCAATCCTTCTTCATCTTTGCAGTTCATTAGAACAATCAGTAGGTTTTCCAATGAATCTCGGCTTATGTTCTTTTTATCTGACTTCATTTCTCTTGTGCCTTTTCAACCAATGCTTTTGACCAATCAATAGGTTCTCGCTCAACAATTTCCTCATGCTGACAATAGGTGCATCTATAGATTGTGCAAGTATTACTTCCACCACAAGCACCCATGATTCCATCAAAGTCTTTATTGCAATTTTTACAAGTTATTTGGTGCATTTCTCACTCGCCTTTCTTAGTATTGCTCTAGCAAAAAATACAAATGGTTGGTATTTTAAAATTGGTGGTTTTCCTTTATTTACAATTGCTTCTTCTTTAATTGCATCGCACCAAACTTCATATATTTCCTCATCTGTTAGTGTCTTTGCTGGATGGGTGTTTAATGGTTGTTCTTTTGTACATTCTCCCCAAGCATGAGCTTTGTTACATCCACCACATAAATATTCAACTCGATACGCTATTGGTTTATTTTTCATTTTTTGTCTTTCTTAGTATTGCCAGTATCTCTTTTAACAATAAAATCACTTCATCTTCAAATTCAGTCATTTTTTATCCTTTGAAGAAAACTTCTGATGGCTAATTTTCTTTAAACAATTGGCACACTTCCAGCGTTTGATACTTTTATTGGCAGTCTGTATGACCTGACCAGTCTCTGCTGGCTGATAGGAAATACAGGATGAACAGTATCTGAGCTTACCGACAGATGGGATTTCAAGCATCTTTTTTAGATCTCCGTTTAATGGCTGGTAAACCTACAGTCTCCTTTGGTTCTAAGGCTTCTAGTAGGGCATCGGCATACTCGACAGATGCGTTACTAATCATATCAAGGGGTGCAGCTCCACCATACGCCAGTAATCCGTTCATGGCAAACAATGAGGCCAATAATCTTGCATGTTCTTTATCTTGCTCGTTCATTTCTTTCTAGCCTCCATCATTGCATTGGCTAATGAATAAGCCAATTCTGTTATTGCTTGGTCTGAATAATCATTGTGTGCCTCATTTAACAAGCCCTGTAACGCCTTGGCAGCAAAGTAATCACGCAAATCCATGCCTTCATATTGATTGGGGTATTCATAATCACGCTTTGTATGTTCTGGTATTGGAAATGCTTTCATCAATGCACCTGTTTAACCAGTTTCTTTAATCGGCTTTTAGCGTTCCTGAAGGATCGTGTAAAGGCATATACGGCTTTCTCTTCTTCCATACCCATTTCTACGGCAATGGTAGATAACACCATAGAGACCGCTGCCAAAATGATGTTGGCATCTACTTCTGCCTTTGGGGTAAGCAATTGAAATATCTCTAATGCTATTTGACGGGATGGGTCTTGTTCTTTAGTATCCATTTGGGTTTCTTGGTCGTATTGTGTAATCTTGTACTCCGAAAGTTCTGCGTTGAGCATTCTCACGGGCTTCTTCATCTGGGTATTGGTGGTGAATCTCCAAAGTCTTAGCGAATTCTCTAAAGGATTTGACATCTTTATATTTATCTTGGAATGTACCTCTTTTCCCATGTTCATAACTCAATGGGTCAAAAGCATGCAAAATAATATCCTGATCCCAATGCTTATATCGTTTACGCAAGTAATCCATTGTCAATTCAATATCCTCTACCTTGGACATAGTTGGATCTAAAGTAAGCGTCAAGAATAGCAAACGCAGAATGATCCAATCTTGCTTTTTAATTTTATGCACACCGCCTTCTTCAATCATCGCTTTAGCTCCTCTATGCGTTCTGACAGAACCACGCCCAAGTCTTTACCTTTAATGGCAATCATCTGGGCTTCTTCGCAGTCATAAATTACTTTGGCTGCATCTTGGATTCCTACGTTGTAGCCAGTAGTAAATGCATCAGTTCCATCAACCAACATACCGATGGCATTACGAATGAGAACAGATGCCTTACGCTGCTTTGCCAACTCCTTTAGCTTTTGGTGATGCTCCAAAGGGAGGTATACCGAGTAGGGTATTAGTTTTTTTGTGTCCATTCCGTATATTCTCTGTGTAGTTTGTCTAAGAGTATCTGAGCCTGCCGATTAGTTTTGAGGTCGGATCTGGATGGGACATTGAGATAGTTACGAACCCACTCAGTAGCCTCTTCCATATCTTCGTCAAAGATCTGCTCTTCAGAATACAAATACTTCCAAAATTTAGGATCTCGGCAGAGTAAACCAGCGATACGAATAGCTCTATCTCCAGCAAACTCTTCTGCCTTATCCATTGGCTGCTCATCTCCGTTAATCCTGACCAGGACACACTGATACCTGGCACCAACATAGTCACGCATTAGATCTTCTGGAATCTCGTCTGGATGCAGTGACAATGTAAGCACATAGCCAGTCTTATCTTGCTTGAGAGCAACCTTAACGGCTTCGAACTGTAAGGTCTTCAATCCTACTCTCCAAGTATTTGACAATCTTCTTCCAGTCTTCTATAGCTTCGTAACGCAACACGCAGATACGAGCCAACTCTTCATTCTCTTGACGGAGCACATTGAGTTCCATCTCTTGCTTCTGAGCTACTTCTTCCCAGTGGACTGGTGCTCGTTCAGCAATCAAGCGTTGAATGTTGGCTTCATGTGCAGTTTCTGCTTCCATTTGCTCAAAAGATA